AGTACTCGGTGGTGGTGGTGGAGGAGGTGGTTCGGGCTGGATTAATACAACAACTCCATCAATAACATCTGGTTCATCTTATACCATAACAGTTGGAAATGGTGGAAGTGGAGGTGCTGGAGGAACAGTAGATAACGCAGGTGGATCAACTTGGTCTGGTAGTAGTGGTGGTTCATCAGTGTTTGATTCGTCAACTGTTGTAGGTGGTTCTGGTGGTATTGCTGGAACAAACGGTAGGGATTTATCTTATAGTCTGGGGGGTGGTGGTATTGGCGGTGCTGGTGGTGCTGGAGATAACTATGGTTCTGCTGGGAGTGGTGGTGTTTCTGGTGGTATTGGCGGTGCTGGTGGTATTAAAATATTTACATATTCTGGGACGGATTATACAGTTGGTGGAGATGGCGCAAACGCAGTGCATGGCAATGTTGGCGGAATAATTGGAGATAGTGGCGATAATGGTAACACTGGAATTGTCATAGTAACAGTCCCATACATATTCACAGGAACAGCAGCAGCAGAAGAATCAATCCCAACAATTCACTATGTAACACTTCAGGATACAATTACGCTTGACGATAATGTCACATTACTTTCAACACCTCCAGTTGGTGATTATATAATAGCAGCAACAAGTTCGGATATAAACAAAATACCTATCACTGGTTCAGGAACGGGATTTGGAGTTGTAATCGATACCACACCAACTACTGCCGGTACAACATATTCATTAGCAACATCAAACGCAGCTTCGTATTATGTTGAAGGAAGAGGAATTGCTACAAACATATTCAAATCAGATGGTGTAGCAGTTGGTGAATATAATTCCGGTGGGGCAATCAATTCAGTTGATATAGCGGCATCTACTGGTCTTTTAACTATTACAGGTTCACAAGATCAAAAATACTATGTGTTTTCTAAAGATGCAGCTAGTGGATGGTATTTATTTTATTCGGGAACTGTATATGATGTAGTAAATGCGGTAAAAATGTCTTTAACGGGTGATTATTTCGCCGTTGGTTATGATGATGGCAGAACAAGATTATATGAAACGGTTAATACAACTGTTGATGTTGTTGCAGCAGATACCTTTTCAGCAACAGGTTCATTATATATAGATGGTGTAAAAGGCGTTGGAAAAACTATTGAAATTTATGAGTCCCAAGTAACATACCCAGAATATGAGTGGGTTCTAAATAGTTATACAACAACAGATTCAAACGGAAGATTCATATTCCAGATTATAGATGGTTATAGTTACAAAATAACAGCGACAGAATATGATCACACAAAAATATTCTCTGATATCACGCAAAATAACCCATACGTAACTTTAACTGTAACTACTAGTCAGGCACGTTATAATTATACATGCGATGCAGTAATAGTTTATGATGCAATTGTTTATACATATACTGATGGTGAAAATGCTGATGTTACAGTAAGAGTTTATAATATAAATTCTGATACGGATGTTAAAACTGAAACATATTCTGCAACAATGTCAGTAAATGATACATATCACTTACCACCATACGATACATCTGCATATAAAATTGTATTTGATATCTATAGAACTAATGGAGATCATATGATAATAGAGAAATTCGTTTCAGCATATAATCTAGATATATTTGGATGGACTTACGAAGATGATATGTTTAAAAACATCCTTGGCGTTCTCTTTTTAATGGTTGTTGGTGGATTGTTCTCATGGATGAATAGTAACAAAGGTATTGTGCTCATTGGATTCCTTGCATTCATGTTACGTTATTTCAATGTTATAACACTGGATTACTCGGTTATAATGTTAGCGGTATTTATTGGTGTAGTCACGTCACTTATCCGTGGCTCAAAAACTTAATAAATATTTTAAGAAAAGTTTATATAACTAAACATACAATTTTATCTTAGGTGAATATAAAATATGCGAGCATGGTTAATAATTATTTTTATACTTTCTTTCCAAATATCATTGGGAATTTTAACAGTTATACCAGTAATGGACTCTTATTATCCCGGTCAGATTGCTGTTATAGATGTTAACAACTCTACAATAATGTTACGAAATCAATCAGCGAATTTATCTATGTCATATGTAAATCCAAATTATGGAATGATAAGTGCTGCTTCTAATTTTAGTAATGCATCAGCAGACGGTTTAAGTTTATTTGAAGTTTTTACAATAACAGATACAATAAAAGCATTTTTTAGTTTTATAGCAGATTCATTTACTGGAGTTGCGAGAATATTAATAGATTTACAATTCCCAGAAGTTATAGCAAATGGGGTGCAAGCTGGAATCTGGATGGTATTTGTTGTTGCCATTGTTCAAGTAGTTCGTGGTGTATCGGGAAAAACAATGGAATAATCTCAACACAAATTTTTTTAAGAAAGTTATATTTTAGTTCTACGACAGACTTATATATTATAAATCATTTAATTATATAACTGTGATAAACAATGCTTTACGAAAATATTTATATAAAAACAATATTGTGCACAACATTCAATATAATGTGTTCAAAACAACATATTTTACACAACTGTGGTGATTATCAATGAAAGTAAAATTATTTTTGTTAATCACATTATTGTTTCTTCTCGTCTCTCCCGCTTTAGCTGCTTATGATATTTCTATAGGAGATTATACATTTGAAATACATAATGATGAACAAGCTGTGGCATTAAGAACAGCGAATGTTCCAATCATAATAACCGATTCTACAGATGGAATTTCTGGATATGAACTTATATTTACCAGTTCTAATGAAGACGTGGTAAAAATAAATGACATCACTTTTCCACCAGCTTTTTTATCTTACGGAGCCAGCACTTTTCAATATGATAGTTCAAACTCAGTTAAAGTCACGGGGTTGGATATAGATGATGTAATTCAGGCTGGTGATTTAAGTTCAATATTATGTTATGTAGAATTATATTGGATAGCAGAAGGAGAAGCCACTATATCTGCAACCGCCACACAATTAGATGATGATTCTGGTGCGCACACAAATCCTATATTTGATTTCGGCGCAGCTATTGTAGATTTCATAGGAAACTTAATTGTAGAGAACTGGTATCCAACCGTTACATTTGACGCTTCTTACGATTATGATATGAATAATGGAACATATACAAAATACTGGTTAAACCAAACTATCACAACCGGCAACTTCCCAATGTATGATTTCGCCGTAAGTTTATTATTACCAATCCTCAACATATTTAATTACTGGTTCTTTATATTGATCTACTTTACCTATTTGGCGATAACGTGGATCAGAAGTGGAGAGATATATATACCACTCGTAATCGGAATATTATCTGCTGGTATGTTTGGATTGATATTCCCACCAGAGGCAAAAGCAGTCGGAATTGTGTTATTCGCACTTTGTATGGCTGTATTGCTAACAGACATCTTTATAAGTAGGCGGTGAAATATGACTTTAAAAAACAAAAATAAGATGAATAAATTAATATTCAAAATAAATTATGGTGGTAAATTAAAACCACTTCGTATTAAAAACCCATCCGATGTTAAAAAATCATTGGATGTTAGTAAGAAAAAGAAATCTGGCAAAACTGTATCAATAGAAGTCATAGATTTTAAAACCGGAAAAAAACTCGGAACTTATGAAAGAGAAGAATTTACACTGAAATTTTTATAACCCCCCAACAACCCACAACCCAACCCATCTTTTCATAGAAATATTTATATATCCTACAACACACTGTTCTTATCATGCCAATTAAAATTAATAAAAAATCTATAAAAGATGCCGCACGCTCTTCTAAAATAAATGGGTTTACTTTAAAGGAAATAGAAAGATCACTTGAACAAGATGCAATCGCTGCTTTAAGAGAGTCAGGAATAAAAGACGGAACATTCTATATAAATGAAACTGGAGTTCGTGGTGATGTCGATATAGATAAGAACGGCAATATGAAAATGAAAATAACAAAGAAGAGTAAAGTGAGCAAAAAATCTAAAAATAAAAAGAGGTCTGGAAAATGTTAAATACTATGAGTTTCAAAATACTCCTTATGACGGTGATATATAATGGCTGATAATGAAGAAGTGAAAAATGTGGGAGAAGATGGAAAGAAAGATGAAAATGCTACAAACAATATTATAGAGTTTATAAATACGGATGAAGTTGCAGCAGAACCCGTCCAAACTAAAGAAGCACCCGTAAGCGAGACAACAGAAACACCGGGGTTGCTACAAAGAGGCAGGGAAAAATTTATTGCAAAAATAGCATCTGGAGCAAAAGCTATGGCAAAGGATGCTAGCGAAGCACCGGGAGTGATAGCAAGTGCCAGAAAGAAGGTATTGGGGAAGACAAGTAATGTTGCAAAAACAGCAGGTGGAGGATTAGTTAGTGGTATCGAAGGAAGATTTGAAGGCAGAAATTATGGATACGCTGCTGAAGGTGGATTACCCACGGGATTTGTTACACCGGGAGCATATTCTGATAAAATTAAAAGTATAGAAAACGAAATAGCATTCTTAGAAGCTGAGCGTGATAGAGAAATAGGAACGATGAAAGAGTCGAAAAGTGAAATAATTGATAATATTGAAAGTCTGAAAAAAGAAAAAAAAGAAGAAGAGAGTAAATTAAAAGTTCTAAGAGAAGAAATACAGAGTTCGCCAATGGGTTCAGAAGAGGTTAGCAAATTAAACATTGTTGCAAATCAAGCAAAGTGGACTATAGAACGTATAACAAATGAAATATTATCCGAAGAGAGAAAATTAAATGAAAAAGATAAGACGCGGTTTAAATATGATGATGAAATAAAAAAGAAGAGAGAAGAAAAATTCAGACTTGAAGGTGCGCGCAAAGAAAATAAAATTAAATACCAAGCAGCAATCTCAAAAGGAAAAGCTAAAAGTGGAAGTGGATTCAAAAAAGATTTAATAGATGTTTTAGATACAGTTGGTGGAAAAGGAGGTTCAGGCAAGTTTAAAACAAGTTATGGAATAAATACAGATCGCTTACTAAAACCACCATCAAAAGACATAGCAACAAATCTTGGAAAAACAATACAGTCACCAAGCGGAAGACGTATGGGAACTGGTTATTTAAATATCACAAGAAACGTCGGTGTCAAGAGTGGGCGCGTTCCATTAAAGAGTGTGATGGTTCCAATCCATAAACAAAGGGCTAGTATTTTCGATTCTCAGACTGAAGATATATCCACACGCGCCGGGAAAAAATACAAACAAACTATATCTGTTAAAGATTTTAAACTACCAGCACTTAAGAAATTTGGTGGTAGTGAAAAAAGTGGGGCGATTTATGTTACACCAGAAGGACAATACGTTCAGGAAGAAAAACCAAAAATTGGACTTGAGAATTTAAATATACGTGGTGTTACAAAGAATAAACAGAAATACACACTCGTTCAGCCAAAACAGGATCAGGTCAATCAGCAGTTTGCAACCGTGAATAATATGCAGATGGGTCAGACTATGCCGGTACAGAATCAGCAATATGGAGAGAACCAGTTCAATCCAATCCAAGGTGCAACTCAGTTTAGGAAAAATATGAAAATGGCATGCTCTAAGAATAACAGGTTTTCAAGTGCGAATATATCTAAAAACATAAAGACAGTAAACCCATATACAAAGAAACGTGTTGAACTTAAAAAGAAAAAGCAGTATAGCATTGTTAAACTACCAAAAATCAAAATATAAATTTTTTTCAGAAAGTTATAAATAGTTGAATAAACAGAAGAGTGTTAACGGTGATAGAAATATGGTGAAACCTGAATATGATGAAGAGTCGGGAAGAAATATATATAAGTATTTCAAAAATGATGCTTATCCGCAACCAAGCTCAGAAGGCAGTGGAGATAAAGTAAGCAGAAGAAATAGAAAGGAAAAAAAGTTTGAAATAAAAGTTGAAGAAGAACCATATGAAGCTATCATAAATGTTTATAGTTTAATTGATAAAAATGGGGTTGCTTCTGCTGCAAGACAAGAAAAAGATTTTGCAATTGATAAGAGTGCAAACAAAAATAGATATCAACTATATGAAAAAGGAACTAAGAAAGCTGGACAAACTATACCTGATACCATGATAAAAGAAGGAGAAAGCTTTCCAAAATCGGAGTCATCTAAAAAGAAGGCAAAAGAATTTGTTAAACCTGAGAAGGCTAAATCATCGAAACAGAATCCATCTGCTCTACTTAAATCACTCGACGATGTAGGCAAATTATCGAAGAGTGATTTGAACAACTCTGAAAAGAATTTCAATACATTTGTTGGTGGGCATGTTAAAAATGTTGCATCTTCATTTGAACCACTATCACAACAGGAAGTAGATATACTGACATCAAATATAAAAGATGACAATATGAAAGAATTGACAAAACAAAAATTCATATTCACAAGGGGTGTTGACGATTATGATTTGAACACTGAGTATATTTTTTCAAATGGCATGTTTAAAAAATTAAAAGATGATGTTATAGATAAAATAAGAAATGAACAAGCTATAGGTGAAGAAGCAATGAGAAAAAGAGTGAGTGGAAAGAAACGAACTACAAAGAGAGTTACTACAAAACAAAAACAATATGCACCAAAAAAGAGAATTCAAAAGAGTTCTATAAAAACAACTGGATTTAACTTTGGTAATGTAAAAGCAGAAATAAAGAAACCACTAACAAAGATGAATATTAAAAATCCAATGTCAACAAACTCTGTAAAAGTATCGACTCCAAAGTTTGCAGGTATAAAAATAGGTAAGATAAAATTTCCACGGATGAAAATATGAGGTGATTAAAATGGCGGATAAAACATATAAAAATTATTATCTATTCTTTGGTGATGGTGTAGCAGACGGAACAGATCTCAATGTAGATAACTTCAGACCAATGTTAACTCTGGAAAGAACAAACAAAGGAATTAAACAACTATCACAAAAAACAATACCGGCAGCAATCAGAGACGCTAAAAAGGTTGGAGAATCAAGAACGAAACTAACATCCCCACCAATTATGATAACATCTGGAAGTAATGTGTATGATATGAAAGGGCGAAAATATGAATTCAAATATGACAAGCCAAGTAAATCTGCAATTATAACTTTGATTGATGATACTGTAACTGAACAAAAACCCGAAGATGAAAGTGAACGATATGAAGCTGTTGTTGTAGATGAACCAAAAACCAAGGGGAAACGTAAGTCAGCTAAAAAGAATGCTACAAGTGATAAAAAAGAATCGAATACAATCGAAGCTGTTGTTGTAGACGATTCATCATCAAAAGGAAAGAAATCAAATTCAACTAAACCAAAGGTGGCGAAATACTCTCGTGGAATTAGAAAGGAAGCTAGTTTCAAAGGGATAGTGCGGGAATACCTAGTGGTCGATTCGAAAAATCAAAGATATGTCGATAAGGGGCTTGTAGAGCAAGAAGACCTTAAATATGCAACTGCTAAAAAAATAATTAACATTTATCCAAGAAGTAGCAGATATTACGTATACTTTGATAAAGCAGGCAGACCAACTGATAAATACAAAGTTGATAAAGAAACAATAAAAGAGAATGTTAATGACGAACCATACTACAACCCGAAAAAGACCAGATGGAACGATTATGTCATGTGGGAGAAGAAAACGGGTTCTACAACAACTAGAAAACAAGGTAAACCTACAAAACGCAAAACTAAGCCAAAAACCAAATTGAGCACTTCAGCGTTTAAAATGAATATAGTTCCAAAACAGAAAAAAGATAGTAAAGTAAGAAATGGGACAGGAATATCGGTATCTATTCTCAAACTAAGTAAACTATCAAAAAACAAGTTCAAAATACCAAAAATTAAACTATAATCAAACTCTTTTTTACATGTTATATATTAGTATATTAGTATAGGTATGGGGGTATACCCCCGTATACACCCATATTACGTGGTGTATTATGCCGGTATACGACAGGGTGCGATTTTTAACAGCGATACATACCCCCTATCCCTACCATATACCCCCCTCCATTACTATTTATTAATAATAAGGAAATCCACTTCCACTATTATTTATTAATAATAAAGAGATCTGATTCCACTACTATTTATTAATAATAAAGAAATCTGATTCCACTACTATTTATTAATAATAAGGAAATCAACTTCCACTACTATTTATTAATAATAAGGAAATCAACTTCCACTACTATTTATTAATAATAAGGAAATCTAATCCCATTACTATTTATTAATAATAAGGATATCTGATTCCACTACTATTTATTAATAATAAAGAAATCTAATCCCACTACTATTTATTAATAAATACTTTGCAAAACCTTTATATACTCAAACTGCCAAGATAGTAAGTGCTTAACGCCGTCGCTGGTATTGGTTGTTCTGATATCCTCTTCTTCTTGATTCTTTATACGAGAGTCTTATCTATGTACGCGCGTTAAGCACAGGAGATGAAAGAAAATGGCTAAAGCAAAAGCAACAAAGTTTGAGATCTCGGCAGAAGAAAAAATCGTTCTTGAGATGCTGCGTAATGGTAAGCTCACGGTGTCTGAAGGGAAAGATTCGGTTGAAAAGAAGATTCCGGTGAACTATGACATTCTGGAGAAAGAGCTGGAAAAAGGCGAGACTCTGGAAAAGATTAGTGTCAGCATGTTCAAGGGGCATGTGATTGTGAGCATCCCAATGGAGAACGGAAAAATCTTCAGAAAGGGCGTTGAAGCACTGGCAGAAGCTGTCTCCGCAAAGAACGCGAAAATCATCAAGGAGATCGCAGCAGATGTGAAATCAGGGGTCATCAACCTCTGAAACTTTTTTTTATTTTCTCTTGCTTTATAGCGTAAGCTCTGGTTCGATCCAAAAAGAGAAATCACGTATAGTTGTAAGAACTCGACAAATTAAGTCGTTAAAATATTTATTGAAGGAAGTGAAAACAATGGCAAAAGCAAAAGCAACAAAGTTTGAGATCTCGGCAGAAGAAAAAATCGTTCTTGAGATGCTGCGTAATGGTAAGCTCACGGTGTCTGAAGGGAAAGATTCGGTTGAAAAGAAGATTCCAGTGAACTATGACATTCTGGAGAAAGAGCTGGAAAAAGGTGAGACTCTGGAAAAAATCAGTGTCAGCATGTTCAAGGGGCATGTGATTATTCATATTCCAATGGAGAACGGAAAAATCTTCAGCAAGGGAGTCGAAGCACTTTCCGAAGCTATCCTGCCAAAGAACGCGAAAATCATCAAGGAGATTGCAGAAGACACGAAATCAGGAGTTATCAATCTATAAATACTACCACCCATCCCACACCTCTTGAAATCATGCACCACCCTGTTAAAATACAATATCCAAACTTTTTCGTTCCAAGGCGTCCGGTTCAATCCGAAAAAGAGTTTCACGTATAGCTATGAGAGAACGATGGGAGATCGTTAAATCTGGAGAAAACAATGACAAATTTCGGGAAGAAGTCTCTGTCAGAATTTGTAGAATCCATGAGGGGAAATATCGTGGATTTTACAATAGAAAGCGATCCAGAGCGAAATAGTGACAGTGAAGTCTTTTCTACAATCTATTCCAACAAATGGATCGACGTAGGAAAGAATCAGGAAATCATCAAAACAAAGATTGGAGAAATCTACGAGTATATCACAGCCGGTGGCAATGTTGATAAACTCAAAGTTAAGTTCCACTCTCATACATTTGAATGGAAGCGAAAACATTAATGAACGTAAAAAGTTCAGACCTCATGAACGTTGAGTTCACAATCCGTGAACTTGAGTTTATGAGAGAAAACCTGCGGAATGTTAGTAATAGCATTCCACAAGCAGTATTTGCGCGTAATATGAAAAGGAAAATCGGTGTTGCTATAAATGAACACCGAGACAGGAGGGGATAATAATGAAAAATTACATGGGACAGCCGGAGTTTTATATCGAAACTATTGAACTGAATGGACAAATTCTACGCACATACTATCCAAACAAAACAGAAGTACGTGCTGAATTATCACGAATGCAATATCAGCAAAGTGTTCACGTGTACAGATGGCAATGTGGCTACCCAATGTCAGATTGTGAGAGAATTTGTGAGGTATTTTAAAATGTTACTTATAGAAATGGTAAAGGAAGAGATAGTCAAATACAGCAGATTCTGTTTTGACTGTGGAAGAAACGAATGCGAAATTGTTGACGAACTTTTCAAATCAGGGAAATTTGTCTTCAAAAAAGGGCGCGTTAGTTCGATTGGTGATGGATTACATAAAATCAACATCAGTAGATCAAAAGCTACAGGGAGTTTTGACGCATTCCTGTATCATGATCTTAGTCAAAGGAAAGCGGAATTTTTCTGCATCAATTGCGGTAAAATGGTGTCAGAATTTGAAAAAAAGGATGAGTTTGGAAGTTATGTCTGCAATGGATGCGGATATGACTTTGATATTTAAAAAGTGAAGAACTATGACAGATAAAGCAGAATATATCGAGCAGTTAAAAAAATATATTAAAGCTCTCGAAAATGAAATATCGTGTTTTAACACACTCGATGTAACTCAGCAACAACTCATAAAGCAGCTTGAAAAAGAGATTGCTATTCTGAAACAATTGATACGTGAATTTCTAAGTGTAATCTGTGAGAGTGATTTAATAACATCGCAATTAGCTAAAGCCGGTGTTACTAAGTTAAATCTTTACTATTGGAATTCACCGGATATGAAAATTCAAATTCGTCCGGTCAAAGATTGGGATGTCAAAAACGACAACTTATGTATCAAAAATAAAATATCAGATGATCTCCACTCTGAATTTTTTGTTACACTCGAAACATTAAAATTTGGAAATATTTTATTTGAACCTCCATATTCAGTAGATGATACTAATCTTGCACTGAATATGGATGACGGTTCAAGAATGGATATTTTAGAAGAATTATTCAAATTTGAACTCATTGAACTTAAACATGTAACATGGGAAATTACAGGGCGAAAAAGTTTGGTAAATAACAAACCACATAATTTTGGAACGATATTTGGACCCGGTGTTGAACCATGAGAATGCAACTCAATGGAGACAATTTTAAACTCCACTGTATAAGATGTGGTAGCACACATTTTGTAAAAGCTGACTACACAAATCCAAAACCCGACTGGTGGAAATGTGAAAATTGTGGTCTTCAATTCAGAAAAAAAACTTCGGGCTACCATGATAAAGAAAGGGAGCGCGCTCTTGAAACTATTGAAGGTTCACAACTCGTCTTTGCAATTGAGGATGAATACAAAACTTATAACCCACTCTCTGACGAAAAAGGCGCAATTGAAAAGACAGAAGAGTTAATTGGTTATGTTAAAGCAAATATTCCAAATCTTTGTCATGTTGAAGATGGGCAGTGTATGACATGGGGATTTGCGACAAAATGTGATGATAAGCAAAAATGTCCACTCACATTTATTGATAACTTAACAGATTTAAAATGGTTTTTGAAAACGATAGGAAAAAAGTGATCTAAAATGAAAACTTTGTTAACAATAGAACATTGCTGGATGTATAACCCAATAACATGTAAAAGAGATAAAAAATGTCCATGCATCAATATGCCCGCTATTAAAGGAGAATGTATAAGAGAAAGTTCTACATGTTATTATTATAAAGATCGTGTACCACTGGATACATCAAAACCGTATATATCAGGAGTGACAAATGAATATAATGGAAAATTATTTTCTGCCGGATTTGAAATGGTATTTGAAAATGGTTTAACGATAGTTATAAGATTTGGAAAAGAGCATTATTGCACAAATTATATGAAAGTCGAACCATACACTTGTGAAGATGATAAAAATTCTTTAATATCACACACTGCTGAAGTATTCGTTTATAAAACCAATACAGATGGTTCATGTATCTGGAAATACGTTAATATGAAAAAAGAAATAATTGAAGATGAAGGCTGCGAACATAGTTACTTATCACCAAATGAAATCGCTAAACTCATCGGAATTGTCGCTAACTGGAAAGAGAACTAACTATGAAAGAAAAACGTGAAATGTTTTGTCCATACTTAACAGGTGTAGATAACAAGTGTCTCAATGAAAGATGTCCATTTTATATGACGGATAAAGTAGTTGAGGAATTTAAAAAAATGATACTTGAACACAACGGTTTTTATTTAATCCCGTCAAATTGTTCAAACACAATTACCGTTTACAATTTAGAGGAGTCAAAAGAAAAGGAGAAATCATGAAAGAATTAAACATTAACGGTGTAAACTTGCTTATTATCAACGATGAAGACGTGATTGAGTTTGATGTGAGAGACAGAGAGATCATGTCACTTGGTATAGACAAATCTGGTCATGAAAGATTTGCTTATATATTATGCAAAACTCCAGATAATTTTATGAGCATTATTGGTATAGACCCTTATCGTGTAGATGGGGGTTCACCAATGGAATGCTGGAGAGAAAATGACTGGTGTTTCTATAATTACAACAATGATAGATGCGGAGAGCCATTATACCGCTCTGAAATTGATAAGATGTTTGTTGAAAAATTAAGAGATATGTTATATTTCGATCATAATTAAAAAGATGTGATTAATCATGACAGAAAAAACAATAACGCTAACCAATTCCGAAATCAGTTATTTAAATGGTATTTTAAACGGTAATATCTGTAGTCTAATATGTGAAATAGAGTTCTGTCAGGAAAATTGCACACCCATTAATATAACCAATCTCAAAGTTTTATCCGATGAACTTGCAATAAATACATCTATGAAAAAGAAACTTAAGGAGTAATCATGACACAACCAGAACCACGACAACAACCACAAGAAATCCAAAAGATCGACAACCTTGAAGAACGCATACAAGAGCTTGTGAATTCAGATGAATATCACAACGATGAAGCAATAATTCAGAGTGCAAAAGATATTGTTGATTGGGCAAAGGATAGAGTCGCTGATCCACTTGAAGAAACATTTGAAAATGAAAATGAAGATATTGTCCGTTCAATTCTTCTCGGTTCAGTTTTTTCCCTCTATCCTTCAGGAAAATATTACATGCCTTTCGCTTGTAGTAACGTGGATGAATGCCCGCTTTGTAAATGGAAAGGAGTGATTGAAACTAATGAAAAAATAATCGAATGCCCTTTTTGTAATGGGGTAAGCAGCAGAGAAGCTTATGAAGATGAAATTTATATAGAAGCTCTCAATGATGCAGCTGAAGCAATTGATTGTTATGTTACTTCAGGAGAGGGAGATCCATGCGATATTTTTATTCAAATGGTTGTTACGGAATACAATGATCGGGATGATTTGAGCGATGATGAAGATGATGAGTGTGGAGAGTGAAAGTTATGAATGAAGGTAAATGAAATAAAGAGGATATATATTATGTATAATCCAACAAAAGATTTCTCACCAGAACATCTTGAGAAATACTTAAAAATCACACCAGAACATGCAAAACAACTTTCAAAAATGCTCAATATGAAAATTTATGTAACAGAATATTTTGAAGTGGATCATGTAATTGGTGTATTAAACGAAGCAAATGAAATGATGGATGAATGCGGTGTCGAAACACTTAATGATGAAAGAGCATGGATAAATCATTATTATGAAAATATCATCGCACTTTATGTCAACACCGGCGAAACATATACCGGAACTGTTCTTTATGATACTGGAAATGGGGAATTTTTGTTGACAAGTTGGGGAGACTTTTATGAAGGTTGGGAAAATGAGCTTGAATGTTGTGGTGAAGAAGAATGAGTAACCCAATTTTTAAAGACCTGAGATTTACATACAACAAAACAATTCATGCAAAACTGAAAAAAATTCATCAACTTCTTATTGAAATTGATATAGAATTACATAATGGGGTAACACACGATTGCAGCAAATGTATTTTAAAATACGACTCTGAAAACCTTGAAACTGATAGAGAACCATTCGAGTGTTGGCTTGATGAAAACCTGTTCAATTTTAAAAATTATATCGGAATGTTGGAAAGTGCGAAAGAAGATGAAGACTATAACAACAAAATCATTAAAAACGGATTGATAAGGTGTGATTAATGACAGAAGAAAAAGAAAAGTTTAACAAATTTATTTTAGATTTTAGAACATCGGTAAATAATTTAAAATATAATTCGGATGGAGAATTTAAAAAAAGGTGTAGGTACAGTAAATAATTTATTAGATTATCATTTGGCTTTATATTATGACTCAACCCATTATTGTGGATATGGATTTAAAGAGGCGACAATAAAAAGAATAAAAGAAATAGAAGATAATGAGGAGGATTAATTATGGAAAAAGAATGTAAAAGTTTAATAACAAATATCAAAACATCAATTATACGTCTAAAGGTTAATTCAACTGGAGAATTTCTTGAAGGTATCGATAGTGTAGATGAAATAATCGGAATGCATATGAGTTTACAAGATTCAAAACATATTAAAGGCTCAAAAAATTATGAAGAATCTGAAATATACGCACTAAAAAGATTGAGAGAACTTGAAACGAATATGAGGTAAATTAATCATGGACGACGACACTAAAAAGATATTTCACGATATTACAACATCATCTCTCCGTTTAAAACACAATTCAACAGGGGAATATCATGAAGGTGTTGATACAATGTGTGAAATTATGAATCTACATCTCGAATTGTATTATACAAGAGTGCATGAATGCAAACCGGGATTTAGAGAGTTTTGTCACAAAAAATTAAAAGAGATAGAAAATAATGAAGAGGGTAGATTAAAATGGCAATGAAATTAGATGATGATGTTAAAGAAGAAGCTTTTTCATACCCAGCACCGAAAATTGTTTTTAGAAATACTATAATTATTATCAAAACAACAATAAGTGCTGAAGTTAAACGTGGAGCGAATAACAAATTTACATTATTTTCTGAAGTAAAAGAAAATATTCTTTCGATTAAAGAACTTGACGCTCTTATCAAAGAAGCAGTTGAAGTAAAAAATCAGTGGAATATGGCGAATAAAGGAAACTATATAGAATGTGATTAAAATGGGTGAAATTATACGGAAACTTACAGAAGAAGAAGATTTAATATTACGAAGTGTAGATATTGCACAAAGTCTTTGGTCTCTTGATGATATATCGGCGTTTATGGATAATTATAAAACCGAAAGATTCATGTCTGATGCACAATGTTATATGGATAGATTGGGTTATGTTGGAGAAATTTTTGATGCCGATTATAATAGACTAAAAGGTAAACGAGAAAGTCTTGAAGGAACGTATGGCAGATTCAAAGGTGTTTAATATGGAAAGTGAATTAAAAGAAACCAAACTGATCGATAAACATTTTGATGCTTTGGTAAATCTATCATCTAAAGAATTTAAAAAACTTGATATTTCTTGTTGGTCTAAAGGGGAAAGAGAATGGGCGGAATTTTGGGAAGAACGTCGTGCCGGTCTTATGAAACAAAAACTGTTTATAATCTTTTCATATTCAGAAGGTGCTATCATTAGAATGCGGATTGAAAGTTATGTTGGTTGGATGATGGGTTCTAAAAATAAAGAAATAAAAATACGACAAAAGTTAGAACGCAAATATGAAAAGTTGGAGAGTGGATTATGAAACCCATTGAAGAAATGTCAAAGCAATTCACACCATCAGAAAGTGAAGAATTTAATAACTTATTTGATGAAACTTTTAAAGATATTTGGTTTGATGAAAAATTCAGTCACTGTGATGTTACTTTCGGTGGATACATCGCGCTTTGTTATGAATTTTATAAAGCTGGGTACAAGAAAGGAAATGAAAAAGAATGAAACAAAAAGACTTTGACGAAATTAAATATCCATCCGTTGATTATTTTGAGAATCTAATCGCTCCAGAAGTTTTAATTGGACAGCACATTTCATTTCAAGAAAAACACGATGGATCAAATATTGGTATTGCGATTGATGAAAACGATGAAATACTTATCAGAACAAAACGCGATTCTCCTGCAAGTGAACAGATATATAATTACGTAAAAGGACTCGATTATTATGATAACATTTTGCGTTTATTAAAAGATTGCAAACACTTTTATAACGGTGGTGAAATTATTTTGTTTGGGGAACTTATGATTAAAGGTAAGAGTCCCGGTAAAACAACAAAACATACTGAAAATTCATTCGTTATGTTCGATGTATGGGATTGTAAACACAAAATGTTCTGTATGTCAATGGAGATGCACGAAATTGCACGTAATTATGACATCAATTCAGCCAAAACTATTCACGGTGGAACTTTTAGTACGCTTGACGAATTAAAAATCGACATTGAAAAAATAAAGCAATGTTGTTTAGATAAAAATATTGAAGGCGTTGTAGCTAAAGTATGTTCCGAACTAACACTCTTTGATGGAAAACCAAGAGAAGGTAGATTACCAGATGATAATAAAAGAATTTACTTTAAAATTAAACCTGTCATTCCAAAACACAAACTCGGAAAACCAAAAAGTGAGCGAGTAGGTTCTAATTTAGAAGAACTTGACGAATCTGATATTAACTCATCAATTCACCAAGCAAAAGAAGAACTTGGAAACAAAGACTTTAAAAATCAAAAACTTGCAATGCCACTTATCGGGAAATATGTGAGCGAAGAATGTAAAAAACACAACCGAAGGCGACCACAAGATTTGCATGAAAGATATTTAGAAGAATTGAGGGATTGAAAGAGAATGAACGAAAACATCTGTTCTGTCTGTCATTTTTACAAACCTTATGAAACCAATGATGAACTTGGTAAATGTAAAATATTTGATATGGAAGTTAAATCAACTATGAGATGTACAAATTTTAAAGCAAAGAATGGGAAAAGAAGCAAAGACGGAGATGATAAATAATGACAAAACTTGATAAACTCAATAAAGAGATTGCAAAATTAACTAAAGAAAGATATGAACTCGCCAAAAATATTAAAACAGATAAAGAAATCGCTTATGAAAATAGAATAAAAGAATTTCTCGGAGCAAAAATCATAGATATAAGTCCTTATGATATTACAGAAAATGACAGTGTAATTTTTGAAGAATTGATAATTGAAACCACTGGTGGACAAAAATATATTTTATTTTTAGATTATTGTGAAAACCAAGAAAGACCTGACGCCATCTTTGAAAAATATTATGATAAAACATGAGTGATTAATTATGGGAATGAACATTTATTTCTACAAAATTATTTCTAAAGAAGAACATGCCAAACTCGAATCTGAAGATAACAAAAGAAAATTTAGAATCTTTGATAATCACATACTTAAATATCAAAACAGCTTTGGAAATGTAGAATACCATACTAAAAAAGAAGCTCTGTATGATTATGCCAAAGCTTTTAAAAACATCGGTCTTGATATAAACAATTATGATTGGGTGTATGGTTATGATGAATTAATTGAATATGAACATCTAACAACAAAAGAAAAAGTTAACGTTCCAATAAGTGTCATCCCAGTACACTTTAAGGATGTTAAATATGTATGCGCGAAGACATTAAAAGATATTCGTGTGGGTCTAAACAATGAAGAGTTCGATATCTTCTATGATATTGATGAAATGTGCGGTGAAAAGGCAATTACTAAAGAAAGATTTGAAAAGTTTTTAAATGCAATGCCAAAACTTAGAGAAATTGTGTATGAAAAATATGGCGTTGATAAAGATTTAGATTATGATTTATTTGAAGTTGGGTGGTAAGAAAAGATGGTTAAAAAAATTAGAGTTTCTGATAAAGAAGCACAAGATAGTATTATTTTTGAAAATAGAATTGATGAGTTGATTGCTTGTAATTCTATGACCAAAGCAAACCATTTATCCAAAGAACAAGATGCAATGGAACAAAAACTGATTGATGTAATGAATTTAAATAGACATGTTTATCGCAAGCATGAAAAGTGGTAATTAATTATGAGAAAAGTTGTTTACAAATTCGATGAAGAAAATGTTATCGCAGAACTCATATATCAAATTAAAGAGTGTGCAGATGAAGATTGGGGAATAACAGCAGAAGATAAAAACGGAAATATCATTGATCATAACACAAGTGAAGAAGACATTGAAGAATTCTTAAGGCACGATGAAAAAGGGTGGGAGCTTGTCAGTGAAGAATATTATGATCGATTAATGATTGAAACGAACCGTTTAGATGATTATGAATTTAACGATCTATTAGAAGAAAATTTTGGAGAGGACAGTCATCTATTCATTAATTACAACGATGATAGATACTCTTGTAGTAGAGGTCTTGAATATGACTACCCACCCATTAAATATAGTGATTTGCTTGAAAGATTAAGTAAACATGGAGTTGATTATTCCTACGATCAAATTACAATAGAATGCTACAAAAATGCAGATATGCTTATAACACTGGATGAAAGTTGTGGGTATCATCATCACGAAATATTAATTATCAACTCAGATTTAAAAACAAATCCCGGTTATGACATAGGAGATATTATTGAAATAGTAAATGATACATATTATCCAAATGATTTTACTGATGATGATTTCTTCGATGAACTTTTAATGCCTTATCTGGAAGACAACAATTATTTTGATTCGGTTTCACGGTACATTGCATGGTGGTTATATGATGTAAATAAAGAGTGGGAATTGGTAAATAAAATGTTTACAATTCCACATCAATATTATTACAGAAATTTATTTAATATTGACTACTTTATTACAACTGCTCTTCCTTATGAATACATTGAACTCAAAAATATGTCATTTGAAGATATGTATGGCGCTGAATTGAAATATATTCCAGAATCATATGGTTACTTTGCTGATAGATTTAAATTAGCATACGAACTTTATAAAAAGCTTGCACTAATTTTCATAAACAAAGTATCAGAAATAGATACTTATAATTGGGCTGAACCGGGATATGTATTAGATGCATTTTCTAATTATGTTGAAAGTAAAGGAGAACACTAACTATGAAAGAAAATTTAGATATATTATTTGGAAAACTGGATGAAGACGAATCGATGTTTGAAGATTGTGCAGTTTGGTATTGTCCTTACTGCGATTGTGAAAGACATCTTGAATTTGACGCTGATGGTTTGGTTGAATGTCAGTTTTGTGGAAAAGAATTCGAGGTTGAACCAGTATTTTGTTGAAAAGGAATTGGTGAGAAAGATTATGAAAAAGAAAACTCTGACTAAAATATTTTTACTATTAATTGTTATGCAACTCTTGATTATCCCGGTTGCAGCAGGAGGTTATACATACAACTTTGATAATATCCGTTATAACTATCACAATTCGGCGTATATTAATGGGTATGAGGATGGATATGATAATGGTTATAACGAACATATTATAAGTAATGTTCGTTATAATATCTATGACGATGATTATATTAAGTTTGATTACAATGAATATACTGGGATGTTTTTCATTGATACAAAATATAATCTGGAAGATCGTAAGATTGTTGATTATGCAATTGGTTTTGTATTAGGAATATGCTTTACATTCTTTGTTGCATATTTGTTAGCTGATAAAAATAAGTGAGGAAAAAGAAATATGACAAGGGTGAAATATCTGGTCTGTTCAGATGAAGCATACTATCCATGGATTAATGAATATGATACGGAAAAGGAGGCAAATGAAGCATATGATGAGCAACGGGGTCTTGATTATGATAAATCTATTTATTTATGCAAAGTTTTAAAGCAGAAGACGGGAGTTTGAAATGAGAGAAATATCAGTTGCTTTACTACATGTTGAGCAAGAACAAATATCAAAAGACGAAAAAATAGCAATCATTGAAAATGAAGCTATTGGTTATCCCGGCGATTTCTTTTTTGTGAATGATAAGAAATATGTTATTACATCACTGTGGTTTTGGGATCTTAAAAAAGCGTGTAAATTTTTATACCCTATACTTGGATTTGAAAACAGTAAAGATGCCACACTTGATTATTTACACAAAATCTGCCATGATTCTATTGATGGAAAAACGTATGTTCACATCTTCAATAGTGTAGAAAATGGCGGTGCGTTTGCTCACTATCCCGGAGTTTATGAGGATGGGACTATTAATGACGAGGAAAAAGTACAATGATATATAAAGTAGAGCATTTTCATAGCAATCCAGTAAAATTAATGAGATTTGATGGAACACACAAATGTTATAAAGCAATTGTAATGTTTTTAACACATAAAAATCAAACTATCCACATATCTTATACAGATGATTATAATTTGAAGTATTGTATAATAAATATTACTGTTATAGATGGTGGTTATAGAAAACCTTATGATGTACGTGTTGGAGATTACATTGGTTTCGATAGTAATCAAAAAGTTATACTGCGTGATGAGAAACAGGTTGAAAAACACTACACAAAGATTGAAGGAGAAAATTAATTATGAACTTTAATGAAGCTGTAAAACTAACACTTGACAAATTTGAATGTGCTACGAGAGATAACGAAGATCAGGATAAATATTATAGAGTTAAAGACGAGTTTAGTGATGATGATCTAACTAACATGATCTTTAAGTGTCACGATGATGAACTTCCAAATGATTGGACTTATGAAACAATCGTTGGCATCCTTGAACAGATGACGGGTTTTGATATTGAAGAAAAATATATAATGTATGACTATGGTTACGATCACGAAATTGCTGAAGAAGAAGTAGATTGTTTCACATCTAAATTATTCGGATGGTATAGTGATCGTCCAAACAGAAAATATAATATTGAAGAAACATACAGTAAAGGATTATTTGACACTGAGAAATTTGATGTAGATGCGATGTTATCAGCCGGACAATACAACAGAATCAGTATGATGGTTCATGTTATCACAAATTATATTGGAGAACTTGTAGAAGAAAGTGATGATGATGAAGAAGAAGATGAAGAAGAAGTATAATGATGTATAAGGTAAAACATTTTCGTGGAGAATTCATTAAAGTGATACGTTTTGATGGAACATATGAATGTTACGAAGCGATTGTAAAATTTTTAACTGGTGAAAAAGAAGATATAAAATTAACTTATGTAAACAAATGTAACCACAATGTTCATGGCATTAGAGTTCATTTTAAAAATGATATATATCAACATTATTTTATTGAACCCGACTACTATGTTGGATTAAATGAAAAAAATCAAATTATTGAACGTAAAAAATCTCAAATTAAAAATGAATATATAAAGATTGAAGGTGATTTAAATGAATGAAATTGTAACATTAGATTTAAGCAAATTTGGAAACTGCGAAATTGAAATGGCTAAAGAACTACTTGATCATATATTTGAAGCAAATGCATGGGGAAATCTCAGCATATGTCTCAATACATACAGTGGTTGTGTTTTTCTTTCAGATGAAAATTGTAACGTGTGGATGATGAATGGAGATAATTTAGAAAAATTTTATTCTTGTGGAGAGTGTGGAGAAGAAGGTTTTGCAGAAGATTTAAAAGAATATGGTAAAGAGTGTTGCATTGATTATCTCAAACAATGTGGTGAAATAGCTGATGATGTTTATATCTGCCCCGAATGTAGAAAAGAAGGTACAATAGATGAGCTTTTAGAAGATGGAAAAGATTGTTGTAAAGAATATCTTATAGAAAACAATTTAATTGATGATGAAGAAGAAGATGAAGAGAGCGAAAAAGAAAAAGCCAGTTATACCCCACCAACTAATTTTAGAGGACGATAATAAAGAAGTGATTTAAATGAATAAATTCTTAATAACAGATTGGAGAGACTTTGGACACCGTGAAATTAAAATGGCTGTAATATTATTGTCTCACATGAAAGATGAAATAATTAGTATAAAATCTGAACCAAAAATTTATTTTAATAACCATACAGGAGATGTGTTTATTTCAAATACATGGGGAGATATATGGATGATGAACGGTGATAAACTTGAAAAAATTTATATGTGTACAGAATGTGGAGAAGAAGATTTTATTGATAAATTAAGAAACAATGGTAATGAATGTTGCAAATCATATCTAATCGAAGAAAGTTTAATAGAAGATGGTGGGTATTTAAGAAAATGAACAAAGATAACACCATTAAACAATTATAAAAAAGGAGAAATAATTATGTCAAAAAATAACATATATGCAGAATCACCAGTTAAAATTATTGAAATCAAAAACAAAGATAAGCTTGAAGACACCGCGATTGACGACATTATGAGACGATGTAAAGAAGATGGTCTCAAACTACAAATTTTTAATGAGGATGGAAAAACGAAAGCACAACTTGTAAAAAAAGAGGATGTGAATTAAAATGACAAGACTTGAAGAACTTAAACAATTTGCTGATGTTTCAGAAAATAATTATATGAATGATTTATTCTTTGAAGATATGAAAGAACTTGAAAAAAATTCAGACTATACCATACCAAATGTTGAAATGCTTAATGAAGTTATCAATATCAATGTTCTTGATTATGAAGAAACACTTGAACTTGATAAAACGATGACAGCAATTCTTTACAAATATTTTAAAAATGGTTATGAAGCACATGAAAAACTATGTAATGATGAAAGAAATAATAAACTCAATGGAAATGCACTACGAGATTATCCATCAAAACTTTTCATGGATTATATAAAAGAATTTTCAGTATGCAAAGAAGATCACATTATACACAAAGTTCTATATGATAAAAGTGCCTTCGGTTTTAAGAAAGAAAGATCACAACCAGATTGGGTAGGTTACAGAAGAATCATTGGAAATATGGGACACTTTGCGAACGCTCTCTGGAATGGTGATATTGAAGATGCATTTGGGCGTTCTGATATTGAACACCACGAACGACTTGAAATTCTTATAAAGCGCGTTGATGAAGAACAATATGAAACAACACAGGATGAACTCAGATACTATTACAATCATGAAAAAGTGAGTGAATTCTTTGCTTACATGAACAGACTTGCAGAAAAGAATGGTTATACTGATGGTGTAATCGTTAAAGATAACTATCATTATTCAGAGAATCTATAATGGAAACTAATTTAAGCTCCCAAAAATTCCCCATTGTTGTAACAGCGTGCAGCATTTGTCGTGGAGATTTGTTAGCATCATTAACAAAATTTTATGACTGTGGTGAAGAAATTCTTTTGCCATATATTAGCGCACTTACTGATGAAGACATGGAAAAGATAGCAGAAGAATTATCCAATCTTATAGATAATACATTTGAGATTGGCGATTTGATTGCTGAATTAATTGGATATACAGATACAGCACTTGATAACATTAAAAATGTGATTGAGAAATGAAAGATGGTGTAATAACCGAAGATGGATTCTTAAGTAATGATGTTTATGACATGCTTGGAAATGACGTAGCAGAATTTTTCAAATATGACGGGTGGCTAAAAGAATTATATGATTCTACACAACCAGAAAATATGATTGAATTACTTGGTTTGTATGATACGATCTCAGGTATTCTTCGTTATCATATGATTAAAGAGTTTGTTAAAAATAGGTAACAATAAATGAAAATGCAAGATAACCCACTCTACAAAATTTTCTCATGTGTAGCAATTGACAGAGAAACTATCATGGAAGTTCTTGGAGATCGTTTTGAAATTGAAGACACAGAATTCCTTAAAAAAGTTGTTAATAAATTAACAGATGCTAATATGCAAAGAATCGCTGATAATATATCATGTTTAATAAGTGATAATGCATCAATTGGAGATTTCATTTACGAATCTCTTGATGATGACGATATGATTCCAGATGAAATTAAAAATTATGAGGAGGCACATCCATGAACTACAGAGATAAAAAATATGAGCTTGCTACAAAATATCATGAGACAGGAGACTGGTCAACATACAACCAAAGCATGTCAGCTTTAAATCAAGAGCTTTTTAAAGATCTGTTTGATTATATAAACAACATCTCCGGCACTGATTTTGAAAAAGATTTTATACCAATTTGGAAAGGAGCGCATAGAACATTACAAGAGTCTTTCTTTAGAGGTATTGTAATTAAATTAATTAAACACGTTAATGAATGTAATGGTGACAGATATTTTGATGGAAGAAACGAAGATATGAAAACCTTTTGCGACAAAGTTATCGAAAGTTGCAGCGAAAGAGAATTGTATATGAGCCACCGATGAATTATGAAAGATAAAGAATGTCCCTTTTGTAATGAGAAGGGTTTTATTCGACATTATGTTTATAAAGGTGGCATTAAATGGTGGTGTGACAGATGTAAAAACCACATTCCAAATAGATATACATCAGACTATAAAATATATATAGACAATGAAAAAGATTTCTATTGGGAGCGCATTGTTTGCCCCCATTTTATTGCTGCCAAAAACTGTAAACTGAAAAATTTAAACACGCCATGTCCAATAAAAAGTCCCGTTGGTGATTATCTTGTTGATTATTGGGGATGTGAAACTCTTACGACTGAAGAATCGAGACTTATTAAAAATTTGGAGATAACTAAATGACGAAAATTACACAAGAAGAATTTGATGCTGAACTCTTTGAACTGATTCGTGATATGAAAGTATCTGAAATTATTGATTTACCAGAAGTTTATGAAGCTGTTAGTGAGCTTCTTAATAATGAGGTGATCGATTTAATTAATGCAAAGGAACATATATGTCCATACTACGCAGAAGACGGTGAGTGTATCTTTGAACGAGATACAGGTAAAATTTGTATATTAGAAACAATGCGAGCCAAGAATGAAATCTCTGACTTTTGCTGCGAAGAATTAACCAATGAAGAATTAAGACTCGTGTTAGTATAATGAGAATATTAACGGTGGTAAATTAAAATGAATCATATGGAATTGGTAAAATATCTAAGAAACGAATTTGAATTTGGATTTAATGGGTGGAGTGCAAAAGAATATACACATGAAATCGCATTAGAAATCGGTGGGTGTGAATATTTAGGTGATGGATATATAAAAGAAGATGTTGTAGAATTATTAACACGGATACATGATAATTATGATTGGGATGATTGGGATGCAGAGATAACCGTTAAGCTTCTCAATATGATCATTGAAATTAATCCAGAGTATGTAGAAGACATTTATTATATTGATGAGTGCTTAAAGGATGTTTTTTACGAAGAACAACTCAATATCTTCAAATGGTATTCAAAAGGCATGTTTTCAAAAGATAAATGTAGAATTTGGTATGCAGATGATGCTTTAGATGGTTATATACGAAATAATTATCCAAAAAGTATTATCACAATCCTCGACGATGGTTATCTAAAAGCGGTAAAAGAAATACTCTATACGATTGCCAAATTTGTTGAAGAATATAGTTCGGAGGTGATTAATTAAATGATGCATATTGTATTAACAGATGAAGATAAACAAGCTCTTAAATCAAATTTTGAACAGTGGGAAAAAGATAACGACATCAATGGAAGAATTTTTTACAACGGAAATTGTTATGCAATGTTCGATGATGGCAGTGTTATATGTCTCGAATGTTTAAAATCTGAAATAAAAGATTATGATGATTACGATCTTGAACGATTAGATGTTTTAGATTTCTTTCTCGAAGGATCTCTTATGTTCTGTGAAGTTTGCCAAAAACCAATAGATCCAAATCATTACCTGTGCTCTTATTGTGGTGAACCTTTAGATAAAGATAATAAAAGTCAGTGTTGTATAAACGAAATGGAATACATTGAATCGTTCGGATATGAATTTTAAGAGTGTGATTAAAAATGACAAACAAAATTAAATTATTCAAATTATGCTGGGAGTGTGTAACAGAAGGAAAAACTTTTATAGAAGCTAAAAGTGAGGATGAAGCAGAACGTATTTTCTTAAAATCCCCAACTGCATATAAAAATGGAGCGTGTGAGATAAAATATAAATTGAAAACAAAAGAAATAAAAATTAAAAAGTTGTGATTAAAGATGTCTAAAATTGAATTAAAAGAGTATAAAATATTCTACCACATTGTGCACGAAGGTAACGTTACAATCGAAGCTGAATCAAAAGAAGATGCAATTAGAGACTGGAATGATGACCCGGCTTACAATGATGAAACTGAACAATGTGTAGATTCTTACATTGACGAAATTGAAGAAGTTAAAGAGGGACAAGATGACTAAAATGAAAACATATAGAATCAAATATAAAATGGTTTTTGAAGGAGATGTAGATTTAAATGCAAAAAATGAGGACGAAGCAAGAAAAAAGTGGGAAAAACTAATTGAAGAAGAACCAACTGATATATATTGTGAAGACTCTTGGATTGACGAAATTGAAGAAGTTAAAGGTAAACAAGATGACTAAAATGAAAACATACAAAACAAAATGTGAAGTCTCTTTTGATGGAGAGATAAAATTCAAAGCAGATAACGCAGAGGGAGCAGAAAAAATCCGTGATATTATACACAATAAAATCATCGATGCCACCCCCAAAGAATATACCGGCGTGGTTAATATAAAGTATAGTGAAATTGAAGAAATCACAAACGAAGAACCTACAAACAAATAACTTTAATACACATAAGAATAAACTACTATCGAGGAAAACAAAATGAAACTAAATGTAAAAACAGATCACAGCAACATCGTAAAGAACGTCGAGAACATCACGTACAACAAAACATCAGCAGAAGATGTCATTGTAAAACGTGGACAGATGCTTACTAAATTAATCAGAGGGTGGGACAAACAAGACGCAAATATTGTATGCAGACAGTTTAATGAATTGGTTAAACTCAGAAAAGATTACAACAAGAAATATGGACGGCTGCTTGGAATTCACGAAGATGAAGTCGATTTGAATGTCATGGAAATCCCAAGTTATCCCCTCTCGGTGGCTTTTAATCCTGACTATGTATTTGTTATTGATAAAAAAGGATTGTTTATTATTAAATCTAAAGATTGTAAAGACGACATCATGGAAACAGATGGCGATTGTTTAGTTGTTGAAACAGAAACAGGTATTAGAAACAAATATTCATCATATCTTTCAGTAAATGATGAAGATCTAATGAGAGAACACGGCGATGCTATACGAAGTGCTGAAGCTATTAGACTTAAAAATAAATAATTTTAAATAATATTGAGAATAATTATAGAGTGTGAATATTATGCTCGAAGATGAAGATGAAAATTAACGATAAACAAAATGACATCATACACACAATCGGATCAGAAAGAAATGTGATAACAGAAAATGTCAGAAAAGAAATGTTAAAACAGATAATGCAAGGTAATGGTGTAATCAAATAAAGAAGAAAATGGATATGAAATTAAACACAACAACACAACTATTTTTTAAATGTTAACACACAGCCCCCCTACAAGCATCGTGCGCATCAATGTATAAACACAAGGGAGCGTGTTGCAAAGTTGTGTGACGGTGATATATGGCGATGTGTATTGATGGTGGAAAACTTTAAAGTTTAATATGAAAATTATGAAAGATAAATATACAGTATTAATCTGTCCCAAATGTGGAATCATTTGTTGGGATAGTAGAAACATGAATCTTGGAACAAAACCGAATGGTGGCTATTGTAGAAAATGTGGAACCAGTTTAATTGATGAGAGAAAAGAAGAGAATCATCCTATCTATGAATGCAAAGGAGAATAAAAATGGTAATTAAATGGATATGTCCCGGTGGTCATATCTTCTCTCTCGAAACAGAAATACACCGCGAATCTGGTGAAATTCAAAAATTTCTTGAACCACACATCAATGATTTTGACTCACCTTGTAAAACATGTAAAATGAAAGGTTGGGTTAAACAATGTGAAGATAACTTTGATGATTTTGTTAAAACAGTTGAAATGATTCGTAATGGTGCAGTGGATATCAGTTGTAAAGCTGATCTCTGTGCATTCTTAAAAGTAGTTGATAAAAATCTCATTTTTGATACCAGATAAAATAAATTATTAAACGTGATTAAAATGTCAAAACTCAACACCCTTGAAAACAGACGAGAAATGTTACTTAAAGAATTCGACAATTTATTTAAATTAAATCTTCCCGAAGAAAAATTAATAGACTGTCAAATCATGATATCTGATGAGCTTGCAGAAATAGCAGAAGAAATAAGTTATCTTGAATGATGTGATCGAAATGGAAAAGCTTATAAAACTTACAAAAAAACAAGTTAAAAATAACGACCTTGATTATTGCATGGATTGTGGACAACGTATAGATGATATTGTTGACGAAGTTTTTGAGAAAGGAGAGAAAGTATTTATTAATGGTGGAATCTGGTCTATTGAATATGGAAAACACAAAATCAATTTCAGAGATTACAGAGTTTCAAATGGAAAAACTTTAATAAACATGGATTGTTCTGGAAAATATAGAGGTAAATTATTCTGTGAAAATTGTGGAGAAGAACTTGAAGAGAAGAATGTATTTGGGTATGTTGAACGTAACGAATGGTGCTTCGATGGTTACAAATGTCTCAAGTGTGGATTTGAAATGTGAATAATGGAGATGATTAAAAATGGACGAAAAATTTAATGAAAATGAAAAACACGAATTTATAGAATTGTTTGAAAACTTTAGAGAAAATACAGTATCTGATTACATATGGTTTCTTGAAAATGTAATTGAAGATTGTGAAAATAATTGCCATGATGAAGAGTGCATATTCTACAATGATTATGAAAAATCATGTTATTTAAAAGAACTACTTTATAAAGTTGATGATGTGGAAAGAAAATATATTGAAATCAAAAAGATTCTTGATGCAACTAATGAGGAAGACAATTAATTATGATGGACTGTAGAGCAGTTGCAGAAGTAACTTTCACCTTAGAAAAAGAGTATAATGGTGTAGAAAACGAAGAAGAAGCAGATATGATTATGAGCCGTGAAGAACTCGAAGAACTATTGTATCAGGAAACAGTTAAAAATTTTAACGTAGAAGTAACTGAAGTTCTTGTAACAAAAACATGGGAGGAAGAAAAAGAGGAAGGAGAAGACGATTAATTATGACAGATTGTGAAGTTTGTACAAAGGTATCATTTTTTATCACAAAAAAGTATAGTGATTTGGAAAATGAAGATGAAGTAGAAGAATTTGTGAGTAATGAAAATCTCGATGAACTATTAGATCAAGGAGTTGTTGAGGATCTTCAAACAGAAATATATATAATCACGAAAATTGATGAATGTGGAGATGAAATTTTTGAAGAAGAAAAGGATGATGATTAAATTATGTTTCATAAAGAATTGAGTAAAGAATTTGGCAATGAAACTGTCGGGAGATTCAGTAACATAACTGCAAATGATACTCTTTATTTAAATGGTACGGATATATTAGTATGTCTCGCAAAAAGAGGACATGGAAAAGTTACAGAATCAATTATATTAATGGGTGATGATGAAATCAAAAACTTGTTACAAAACATTCTATGTGCATTCTTTGAAGAACAGATAATTCCAGAGATAGAATTAACAATTGATCAGATGGAAGATGACATTGATAAGGTGAATAATTATGCTTGATTCATATTTAGTAAATAAATTCGACAAAGAAATTGTGAAAAGATTTAGTAACATATCTGTAACGAGAACAATGTGTATTACCGGAGATGATTTGTTATGGTCGTTAGCAGAGAGACGTGGATGGGATATTGATAAATTAATATTATCAATGACAGATGATGAAATAGAATCAGTAATGCAAAATGAAATCTTAAGAGCACTATTTGAATGTGAACGAGTGCAAAAAGAAATTGAACATACAATTGTAATGATGGATGATGATATTGACTTCTATAAAAAAGAATATGTAAGAGGCTGTTAATTATGCAAACAAATGAAGAACTAAGAAGAGAGAAACTAACAAACGTATTTATTGAATTATCCACTGAACAAACAGCTTACATTTCTGGTTATGAAATTTTAAGTGAGATACAAGACGAAAACACAGAATTCATAGATTTTGTCCTATCATTAAATGACGTACAAGTTATGTTTATTTTAAACAAAATCTTAAAATATCTTATAGAATCTGAAGTGTATGATGTTATCAATTCTGAAATGTTACAACTCAAATATATCTTTGACATCCACGGAAAAGACAAAGCATTCTCAAAATACAAAAGCAGGTAAACATTAAATGACATCAAAAAAAGATCAACTGGAAATTTCTTGTAACGAACTCGCATATGATATTACGCACTGGAACAAACAAAATGTGGGTAAATTGCGCGATCTATTAAATGAACTAAACAATAACATTAATATCCTATGTGGAGAATATTATTGTGACTATTGTTTGACTACGTTTGGAGTTGATATATGTAACCTACCATCATACACTATTCCTGAAGGATTAGAATTATATCCAATTTGGGCTATGGATATTGATAACGATTGTCTTGTTGGCAATTGTGATTTCACTGTAGAATCGCTTGACGAAATTAACGAATACTATGCAAACGAAAACAGTGAGTGAATAACATGGGACGATTTTTATTATCAGAAAACAGACGTGAAGAGATTGTAGATAACATCAGTGATATATGTGGATATTATGATGATGATGACATTCTTGATGAATATGATGAGGATTAGATAATGATGCCAGATGAACAACCACAAATTATTTTAAATCAAGAAGAAGCCAAACTTGTATTAACATCGGCGCTTGATCATTCTATTGGAAGGATGACATATCTACCACATACTATCGTAAATATTATTAAAACACATTGGAATAATCTTGATGAAGGCACAAAAAGTATTATCGAAAGTAGAGTTGTAAATGCGATTGAACACTACGAACATTCTGAGAAGTTATACAACGAAAAACCAGAAAATGAGCGCGAAGATCATCATAAAACATATCTTGGTGGGGATATAGATGTTCCAATGTGGTATGAATTCGCTAATTGGTTAATGAAGCAGGAATTTGAGAGGTTTTGATGATAGGATACAAATACTACAGAGCATTTAGTGATGGAGTAACAGAAGAAACAACATTAGATAGAGTGATTGATTTCATTGAAGACCATTGGAAAAATGTGGTTGAAATTCTTGATATGATGAAAGCTGGCACACTATTTACAAGCCACATGGGAACAGATTATTGGTGCATTTATTATTTTGAATGAGGAGAAGACAAATTATGACAATGAAAAAGTTAAAACTTATATCTAAATATGAGAATGAAATGGATGTTGTTGAACAAGATCCATACAACAATTATCAACAGGCTCTGATTTATCTTGTTGTTGATTGGGAAAATGCAACCGCCGATATTATAACAAAATATAAAGATGGCACTTATTCAATGAGAAGTCATCTCGGTTTTGAATCATATTATAATCTTCCCGGTGATATTAATGTGATAAGATTTCAGGATGAATGGGAGAATTCTAATATAAAAGAAATGCTTGAACAACTATTAAACCATTGGTGCGAAAAGTGGAATGGAAGCAGCTACATCGGACAGTTTAATGATCGCGCAACTTGGGAATTAGATGAACGTGTTTATGATCTTATTGACAACTTATCATGTGTGGAGAATATGGGCATATGGGATTTTTGGGAATGGTATTATAATGGAGAAGAAGATTTACCATCTAATTACGAAGAAATGACTCTTGATGAAATTGTTCAGGACATGGTCAATTGTGCAAAATATGATTATGTAATTGTGAAATATAGCGAAAACACTATAAACGATGAGCTACAAGAACTATTAGACAAAGTATGAAGTGAAATAAATTATGAGCTTTAACGAAGCAGTAAAAGATGTGCTTAACAAATTTGAAGAAGCAACAAGAGATTATGTAGATGAAGATGACTGCAAAGGTAAATATTACAGAGTAAAACGAGAATTTCAAGATGATGAAAATCTGCGCAACATGATTTATGAATGTCACGATGAAGAGATTCCAAACGGCTGGTCTTACAGAACAATCATTAATATTCTTGAGCATCTGACAAGTTGGGATATAACAACATGGGATGATGCACACGATATTGGTTATGAAATTGCCGACTCAGAAACAGATGATTCAACCTACAACCAACTTGGATGGTATCGTGATAACACAAATCGACTTTTTAATATTAACGAAGCAATTGAAAATGGATGGATCGACCCAAATGAAACTGATATCTTTATAAAACTACAAATTGGACAATACTACAGAATCAATGTGATGATTAATATCATTGCAAATTATATTGAAGAACTTGTAAATGAAGAAGAAGATGAAGACAGTGGAGAAGAAGATGATAAAGAAGAAGACGGTGAATACACATGGAAAAGATATCTAGAAAATTCACAAAAAAATAACGGTGAAAGAACAGAGGACTAACTAAAACATGTTCAAAATTGACTTTAATGTATTTAATTTTCTCAATGATAAAGAACCCAAATTTACCATCTTATCAGAAGATTATGATGAGATAGTTTGGAACTCTTATCCACACATAGCTTTCAAACTCCTTGATGGTGATGATTACCTTTACTATTATGGCAGATTGTTGTGTGATAAAGGATGGGAACATAAATATTTTGAACCGCTTGATGATTTCGGGAGAGGAAGTTCGGGCTGCACTTCGATTGAATATTACAACAGAGATTATGATATATGGGAACAAGTATGAAACTAAAAAGAAAAGACCTTCTCATCTTATATTTTGAAGCGCTTGAATGGAAAGTTGACGAACATTACAGCAGCTCAAAATATATCAGAATGAGTCATGCAAGAAAAGATGGTTACAGATATTTGGGAAAAAGTGGAGCAGTTCGAGTCGGTAAAACAATAGATAGCTCAATTTCGGTAACAGATATGTATAACAACGAATTCTTAGAAGAATGGTATGAAAGTTGTAAAGAGAGAGGAGAGGAAAGGAAAAATGAAACACGTTGATGAACTTCATATAAACGAGCCGAATTTCAAAGAACTCGGTGTGCATCTTGATGAACTTGAAAATTATTACAACGCAATTATTTTAGAATGTGATCAGAATTGTTTGAATTGTTCTGGTAGCGATTATCACAAAGACAAAATGACACCGCCTGCAAATGAAGAGATTGATTGTGTATTCGATGCAATCAACACTATTAAAAGAAAATATCGTGAAGCAATTGAAATAGAGAAAATGAGGTGAAAAGAAAAATGTTAATTAAAATTGACACAATTGAAGAAATTAATGAAGTAGAACACAACATTATAAATGTAACAAGAGAATTTACAAATGAAAATTATAAAGTTTCACCAGATGAATTGGGATTTGGTTACGATATAATTAATTCCAAATCTGATGAAAAAGTAGGAAAACTTTTAAAAAGATATGAAATTAACAATTGTGGAAACCAAACACTTGCAGAAGAAACAATTATTT